ACAAAGTCGGCGTCTACCGCGTGCTTGGATTTTGCGACGATAATGGACGGAACCCCGAGAGCGACCACGTCCTCACGAACGAAGAGAACTACATCGCGGATGTGCTGTTTGAGCGGGTTGGAGAATACATAGAGAGGTGGATGTTGGAGAAGGTGAAGGAGGAGATTGCGACGAAGAAGGGATAAATGGAAATTACCATATCTAATTGATGAAATTATATATAAAAACAACTGAATATTAATAGCATAAAACAAATCCGAAAATGAGTTCAGCAGACTTTCGCAAAGTCCTCGTGGAGGACGCCCGTATGAGAGTGACCGACAGTTTGCCTTTTGGTGTGGTTAAGTCAGGACAGAATGTGACTACTCAAGTGTATCCCGCTACGTCGGCGAGTGCGTCGTCCCAGACTTTTTCTATTCAGACCCCCTCTGAAGTGACAATTCTTGACCGTAATATCGTTTGGAAATCTACGTATAGACTGACTATCAGCGGAACTCCCGCCGCAGGTCAATACCTCGTTGATTTGGGTAATCGTGATGCCCTTGCCCCCCTGCCTCTTCATATGAGCGCAACTACCCTTCAAGTTCAGGTGAATAACAACAGCGTTTCGGTGAATATCCGTGATGTGTTGCCCCAGTTGCTCCGTATGTATGGTGATGACCGTGCCTTGTCCCGTTGGAACGGTATTGCTCCTCTTGCCACCGACACCTATAAGAAATATAGCGACCAGTTAGGAGCGAATAACAACAGCAACGGCTCGTGGGCGCAGGCCGCCGACAACTCCCTTTTGTCCCGTGGTGCTTACTCAATTGACCTCCTTCAACAGACTACCCCCGTGACCGCCGACGCCAACAAGCAACTTATCGGTGATGGTGCCAGCGCTCGTGTTGTGGAACTTACATTCACTTCTTACGAACCCCTCTTTTTGTCCCCCTTTCATTTCGCCAATCTCTCGGCGAACCAGATGGGTATGTATGGTGTGACAAATATGAACTTCATTTTCAATCTCTCCGCAAATGCTACTCGTCTGTGGCGTTGCGGTGCCACCCTCGCACAGATTGCCAACTACAGCGTCCAATTGACAGAGGTGAGGGGTGCTGAACTTCACTTTCAGATGCTTACCCCTCACCCCTCGCAAATCTTGCCCTCTAAAAATGTGGTGGATTATGTTGATTTCCCGCGTTATTTGACTACATTCACCAACCCGATTGCCGCTGCCGCCGTGTCTGCCACGAATGTCCTCACCCCCGCTACACGAACAATCCCAAGCAATAACATTCAATTAAATCAAGTCCCCGATATGTTGTGTATCGTCGCCCGAAAGCCGATGTCAGCACAGACTAACCGTGATGCCGACTGCTTCTACCCCATTACTAGTATCAGTATTAACTGGAATAACCAGTCTGGTTTGCTTGCTAATGCCACTCAAGAGACCTTGTATCGTATGTCCGCTAAAACTACGAACCAGACTTGGTTGGAGTTTAGGGGATATGCGAACAAATACCTCCCTCCAGCCCTAGCCCCAGGCGCGGTTTATAATACAAGGGAACAATTGGTTCAAACCGCAGGCTCTATTTTGTGTTTGCGTTTCGGACAGGATATTCCTATTGTAGAGGAGTTCTACGCGGCGGGCAGTCTAGGGTCGTTCAATCTCCAGTTCAATTTATCAATTGAAAATTATGACTTGGCACAGGGTGATGTTGAGATTTGTTTGATGTGCGTGAATAGTGGTCTGTTTATTACCTCGCAGGGTGTCAGTTCTACTTACACGGGCATCCTCACGAAGAGTGATGTCCTCGCCGCGAGTGAAATGAAACCCGTGAGTGAGCGTCATTTGCGTCTGGTTGGCGGTGTTGAGAGTTCTGCTCTTAACTCTGTTGCCGACGTAGCGCCAAAGGCTCAAGAAGCAATTATGGACGCAGTTTCCGCAGCAAAATCCGCACTTGGTAAAGGCGACCCAGGCGTAGGGGGTCGTATGCGTCTCGCGAGCAGATGCTAAATGTGCTTCCATAATTTACGAGAGATTATTTTGCCGACTGTTCCAAAATTAATTCCATATTCTAATGCTAATTGCCGTAGTGATATACCGCCATTCGCATACTTAATTCTAATCTCTCGGACTTGCTGTTCGGTAAGTTTTGCGTCGCGGTGTTTTTCTCCTTTCGGTTGATTTCCTCGTCCTTTCGCCTCTCTGTCTCTATTATTATCCGCAACTGACCCCAGAAATAAATGTGATGGATTGACGCATTTTCGGTTGTCGCAGGTGTGGCACACACAAATCTCTCGGTGTTCCCGTAAATCAATTGTAAGTGGATGATGAATAACATACGATATACGATGTGCCAAAAGCGCCCTTCCACTCATACTAATTTGTCCGTATCCTGATGTATCAAAATACCCAGTCCATTCCCAGCAATCCCCACTCTTATTTACCTTCGCCATAAATCTCTCGGCGTCGTCCATTTAATCCTGTAAAACCCAGAATAATACAGAAAAACAATCAATTTTGCGTATAACTGTGAAATAATACATAAAAATAAAAATCTAATGATTGTATAACAGAAATTATGGATACAACGTATAATCGTAGGATAAGTTCGACGGTTGACGCGATTAATCATCGTGCGGCAAGGCACTCCCCCGCCAATTTTGTTGGTAGGGGTTTTGGTTCTGATTGTGGAATTGATACACAATATCGGGATGTAATGGGCGCGGCTTACAACCACCCTAGAGATTTGTCTCGTGTTGAACGAGAGAATAGAGCGGAGGCGGATTTGAAGATGTTTGGCGGTAATTTTTTGGATGACATCGGTCAGGCTTTTAGATACACGCCGATGGGGATGGCGGCAGATGCGGCACGGGGTCGCCCGGATGTTTTTAGTGGTGGTATGATGGGTTGCGGGGATGGTATTGGTGGTAATTCTTATGCGAAAGTGGGTGTCACGATGCCCTTCCGAGAGGTGCCAGAGGCGGGTCTGATGGATTTCGCTAATCCGTTGAGTGGGTCTGCTAAACCGAAATTTCCTTTGGCGACGAAGGTTCAAGTGGGTAATATGGACGGTTCAGGAGAGCCACCGAAAGTCGGTTGCGCGTGGTATGCTTCGCTGGAGGATTTTAGGGGTGGCCGTAATCGTATGATGGAGAGTAAGAAAATCGGTCGTATGACGACGATGCCCGTGATGCCCGATGATTTAACTGATGAGGAGCAGGGATTTATTGAGGGTTTGTTTAAGTCGTCGCCCGAGGGTGCTGGATACTATGGTGGTGCGTGGTATAATGACTGGGGTGATTTTACGGCGGCGGTTAGTGACGCGTATGATACGGTGAAAGGGGTCTATGAAGATTACATAAAACCAGTTCTGGATGTTGTTGGAACTCCTTTGAAGGATGCCCTAATTAAATCGGGTAATCCTTATGGTGAGGCGGGTGCTGGTGTTTTGGAGTTGCTGGGTTATGGATATGGCGGTGCTGATGGTATTGGCGGGGGTAGGCCTGGGATGAGTGGTGGTGCTGATGGTATTGGCGGGGGTAGGCCTGGGATGAGTGGTGGCCGTGGTGGCCGTGGTGGCCGTAGTGGAGGAGCGGAGGTTGGTGTATTTGCGAATGCGAAGCCAATACCCGCGAATTCTCTCGGTTTTGACCCGAAGTTGGAGGTGGAGCAATTAAACGCTGCGACTGGCTCTACATCATATGGAGATATGCCGACGAGCAATCCAGTTGGCTCGGGTTTTGGAGGAAGAAAGAAGCGATTTTTGGTAAAAAACGATAGTGGGGCATCGTCCGTCCCGAAAAAAATGGGCGAGGGGTATGAAGATGAGGATGGAACCTATGTGATTACACCGAGAGATATGGAAAGACATAAACGTGAGCGGTATACAAGCACGGAGGGGAATGCGGACGCGGATAGTGTGAAGGATAGATTGAAACAGGCGGTGAAGGATGTATTGGAAGCCGCTCGGCGAAACGCCCCTGAAATCTTGGAGTATGGAAGGGATAAACTGTTGGCATATATTGGCTCTCAATTACCATCCGAGTTAAGGGGGAAGGCAGAAATGTTGGCATATGTTATGACACAGCCGTTGCTGAATGAATACAAGGCGAAAATAAAGAAGGAGATTAATAAGGATAAACCCCGTTTGGGGCAGGGAAAACTCCAGATAATCCACGGCGGTTCATCTAAAGATATACTCGCAGGGCGAGCATCAAAAATGGAGCGTGAGGGGTTGGCGGTGAGTGGCGATAATTCTATGGGTGCGATTGTTGCGGAAAGAGGGTTCAGTAAGAAGTCGCAGAAGGAGGCCGCCGCCGTAGAGGAGAAGGCTGCTGATAATATGTGGGACGGTGAAAAGTTTGAGAGCCAGCGTGGGCGAAGTGGTAAGAAAATCAATAATCTTATTCTACAGGACGCAACTCGAGGGCAAAAGGGCGTGAGCGTGTCAGGCGGTTCACATCCGCTCACACAGGTGAATAACCTCAAAGGTGTTTTTGGTGGTGGTGGAGAGAAGTCAGGAATGAAACGCAAAGGCCAGAGCAACGCATATTCGCAACTGACGAAGAAGGTGATGGCGGAGAAGGGGATGAGATTGGGCGAGGCATCGGCGTATATCAAGGCGAATGGATTGTATAAAAAGTCAGTCTAAAAACGAAACGCCGAGAGATTAGATTTATTATTAAAGAGCGAATTAATAATAAAAACAAAAGTATAATTCTATTATAATAAAATGAGTAATCGTCATCGTGGAACCGACACCGACCGTGCGATGCGGAGCAAGCAAGTCGCAGAAGCCCTTGGGGAGGACGCTAGGGCTAATAGTAAGGCATTTCTACTGAATTTCCCTTTCGTTCAGCAGAATAAGGAGGAGTTTCTCCGACCAGATAATTTGGATAGAAAGACGCAGTTTGAATTGAGTGGTATGTTGGATAAGATGGCATCGTCATTATCGCAGGCGGTTTCAGCACTCGCAATCCCAGCGGAGGCGGGTAAACTGACGCAGGGCATCAGCGAATTTCTCTCGGCGTTCAATCGGGCAACGGCGTATGTCCGTCTGTATGGACGCACGGGCAAATTATCAAATCGGGAGGAGCAGGCAATACAGGAGAAGTTTGATAGTGTAAAACCATCTCTCGAGCAGATATTAAACGCCCACGCGGCGGGCAACCCTATTCCAGAGTTCAGGGCGGTATTAAATGCGTATGATAATATTATTAATAATGACCTTCGTCCAGTAGAGTTTTCGCCCCCACTTGATATTCCGCAACCAGCACCCCAAGCAGGCCAACCAGCAGGGGCGCCTTTATTACCGATTGTAGGGCCGCAAGCACAGCAGAGAGGGCCGCCAATAGGACAACCAGCCCAAGTCGTGCCTCAACCAGC